TTAAAGGTCCAACAAGTTGCGTATATCGCGCATACGCCAGTAAGGTTTGCCGCTAATGTACTTTGGCGCCAGTGGCCCCGTGCTTTGACTGCACCAGTTGCGCACGGTTGCTGCGCTGTAACCTAACATACTGGCGCAGCGGATATGGTCAACATGCGGGGCGCCGGCATAAATAGCGGTATGCACCAGTTTTTCACCATCGTAGCGTAGATTGTCATAAGCCCACTTGACGAGCTCACGACCGCGTTTACCTGATGCGTCTAATGCTTCGATATCGATGTCGGTTTCAATCGTTGCCATGGCTTCCAATCTCCTTAAAGTCATTACGCGGGTAAACGAGATACTTGCAGTCTAATGTCTCAAAAATTTCATCTTCGCCTACAAAATGAATAGATGTTTTTTGAGCCCCCGCTCTAAGCCATTTGCATAATTCAGACTTAGAGCTTACAGAACTTGGAACAGATCTATTTTGAGTGGATTTATCCATCTTATAGCCACCGTGTAGCTTTCGTCTGAGACCTGTAGATCTGTACATTTTTTGACGGCCTTTACGTGTTGGCTGTTTACTTTCTGAGTGATTAAGAATTTCAATAAATATATCTAGATCATTAGGTGAGTCACTGCCTTTAGCGACACTACCAAACACCCATACGCGTTTAATCTTTAAAAATTCTTCATTGCACAGTGGTGTAGGATAAATTCCATTAACACTGCGAACTTTATTAATAATATTATTTAGATTTTTTATTGCTGTTGCACGTTTCACTTTTCAGCCCCCTCTCAATTTCCGCATAGACATCAGTCATATTTACCGGCATCCAATACAGTACGTCATCGTAAAATCTTTCACCATCATCTAAATCGCCAAAGCCTTTAGTTATCCGTCCTGCATAGTATTGTGACTGGTACACACGGCACTGACCGTCAACTAATCTGCAAATAATACAGTCTTGTTCGTGCGTTGGTAAGTGATCGCTTGGCTTAGTCCAGCCATTTAGCAATTGATGCTCAGCGCCTATTCTAAAAATCTTCATTGCGAACAAGTATAGCGCTCTCATGCTCATTGGATTAACCGCATAATCATCTGCTATTTCAATAACTCGTTTTTCGGTAATCACAATTAATCCTCCAACTTATGGCCACACGTAGGACATACGCTTGGCAATCCCAAATCAATTTCTAGCAGCTCAGCGGCTAGGGCGGTCATTTCTTCTTCGGTGTATTTCATGATTATTCCTTAAGCTATTTCAAACAAATCAGGCTGAGCCATGATTGCTGGTTTATTTTTTGGCTTGGCACTTACAGCCGATAGTTCAGGGCAGAACGTCTTGCGGCAATACTCAAACGTTTCTTCAATTGATAAGCGACTGCCGATGAGCGTTAGTAATTGTTCACTTGTAATCTGTACTATGCCCACCGCGCATTCGCCATTAATATAGACACTTAGAAACAGATGACGACTGCCCAAATGAATCGCTACTCTTTCGATTTGGTATTTACTAATCTTACGAGTTAGCCAGCATGATTTTTCATGCTCATTACCTATATTGCTGAAATACCCTTTGGTGATTTGGCACTCATAAACAACACCGCCTGGCATCGTCATTTGTTTTTCAAAAGAGCTTTTCATGGTTACTCCTTAATATTAGGTGTTTGAACAAGTAGCTATCCTCTCAAGCTGTCCCTGTGTCGTCGCCTTGGTGCGCCCGTACTCGGACACGTATTTTATGAGCCATCACCTCACCAACTAGCTGATACAGGTTTGTTCAAACGATTGATGGTTGGTCGGTATTAACCCTGCGCTCCAATTTCTTCAGCGACCACATCCAGCGTATCGTTAAGCATTTTGATATCGCCTTGGTCAAAGTCTTGCTGCTTATCAGCTATCAGACCACGCATACGCTCAACATCATCCAGTGACTCACACGCTTTGACGTGCTTCATGATGCTGTCGTATTCATCTGCTAAGATGATCGACTGCTTTTGATCAGCCAGTGCTTGGCGTAGCTCGTTAACGTCTTCATCTCTGATGTTGATGGTTTCGTTGTTAACCATTGCCGCAATCTCTGCTCCGATTGGCTTAACCTGCTTAACATCAGTTATTTGCTCAATCGTGGCTAACAGCTCGCTGGTGTCGTAATACTCAATCACTGGCGCGGTGGCGGTTGGCTGTTTTTTGACGCGGTTGAGTAGGGCGGATGCTCCGGCGTTTTTCGCTTTAGGTGTGACATTGCGCGGTGCTTCTTCACGCGCTGCTAGCTCGTCAGGGGTATAAACACCTAATATCACATCAGGACAGTACAGACGGCTAAAGCGCTTAGCTGCAAGGTAGGCAAGCTGTTGGCGCGGGTCAGCAGCCCACAGCGGTGAGTTGCGGACATGGCCCACTTGCGCCATGGTTAGTGATAATTCGGTCGGCTCGTCATCACCGATGAATGTGGCGCGGCAGATGACGCCAACGTCAGTAGATTTGTCATCTTTGCCTTTGACCTTTGACCAGTCACCAAAATAATCAAACTTGATGCGGTCGGTGATCGGTGCTCGGTTATTGATAACAGCGATAACCAGCTGCGCCTCATAGCCTAGCGTACCGTTAACCAAGTGCGTCTTTTGTGCTACTGCGTATGGGTCCATACCCCAGCGTAGCGACTGACCGACGATAGCAAAGCAGTCACCTACATTGCCTTTTAGGTGTTTTGGCACAGTGCAACTACCGCTTGCCATGACTTCCGCTAAGCGGTGGCACTTATTAAACAGCGAGTCGTCTAGCGTGATTTGCTGCGGTGAGTATTGCTGATCTTCCATTACTGCGATTTCTTGAGTGTTCATAGTGTTATCCCTTGTTTAAAAAATTAATTATTTGACTCGCATCACGCGGCTTTCGCTTTGCTTGGTGTAGCGCTCAGCAAGCTCTGGCATGTCTGTTTTAAAAGACTTGCTATCAAAGCGGTTACTTACCTGCGTCTTGTAGGTAGCGACCACTTCACCGTCGATGGCCAATGTCTCGTTATTCTGAATCTGACAAATCAGGTCGGTCTGGGCGGCAGTGATAGCGGCTTTCAGCTCTTTTTCTTGCGCCTTTAGTGACTCGTAGTGCTCAAACACCTTGGCGGTCTCGCTGTCAGGCTCGACATCAAGCGTCGTATCAGGGTCATGGCGCGGGTATTTGTCCTTGGCGTTTTGCAGCGTGGTAGCGTCAGGCTCAACTCCAGCTAGTACATTGTTGTGCCAAAAGTCGTGCGCGGTTTCAAACAACACGTCGATCAGCTCTTGATTGCGCTCAATGCGGTATTGGCGATATTTGTTGCCGCCGATCAGCACAGCCATGTGGCAGACTTGGGTGTCGGTCACGCCCATGTACCACTGAGCCTGGCACTGATACTGGTCCGGTACCTCATCGCTATCTTCATCGCCCCAGTTTTTACCGACGTACTCAGATGCGGTCTTAATCTCGACAATCTGATCAGTGGTCAGTTTGCCGTCCTTGTAGCGGACATTGCCTGCTATATCACGATTGACCACGGCGCGGTCGATGTTGGCCACAGCGAATGTATGGACCGGATGGCGCATCATAAAATTGACGTTTTGCACCTTAAGGCCGCTGCGCTTGGCAAACTCACGCGCTACCACGTCCTCAAGCACCGTGCCCCAGTAAGCAAACTCGTTGCTATCCTCGCTCACTGGCTGCGTCTTGGACTGGTACACGTCGTAAGCGGTGGCGTAGGGCGATACGCCCAAAATGGCGGCGATGTCGCTACCGCCGATGCCTGATTGACGTAGCTCAAGCCATTCATCGCGCGATAGATTGCTGGTCTTGATCGCGTTGCCGTCTGGCTGTTCAAATTTGATTGCGGTTCCCATGACTATTCCCCTGAAAAGTTATTGATTATGTCGTCACGCAAATTAATCATTTCGTCATTGCGGTTGAGCGAGTGAACATAAATGTATGGCTCCCTCAAGTTATGACCATTGGATTCAAGGTAGGCATCTGCACCAGCGCGAGTGAGGCAGGCGGTCTGAAAAACAGGTATCAGTCCTATTAGTTTGCGCTCATAGTTGTACTTAATCCCATCAACTATCACCGTGACCTCAGCATAACCCTGAGATATTTCAGATATAGCATCAGAAAGACCTTCATCTTCTACCTCTGCGCAATCATCAACATCAATCCATGTTGTCTGAACCTCAATGCCGTTGTAACAATCATCATCAACCGGAATAGGGCGTTTTGAATAGACGCAATACAACGGGTGATTGGTGCCTGCGTTGTCTTGCGTTTTAAGGTTATTCGCCAGCTCAGATAAATTTAACTTGCTCATTACTCTCTCCCGTATGCTTTTGCGATAAATTGGTTGGCGTGTTTTGCCATTTGGTATTCTTCAGACGCGTAATAAGCGTCATTCTTGTATTGCTGATCAGTAGCAAGCGAAACTTCCAGTTTGTGCAGAGCAATAGCGTTCTTATCGTTTTTTACATCAACGTCAAGTGCACAGCCTGTTATTGATGCTAGGAGTACAATTATTAGAAACTTATTCATAAACCAGTACCTCCCTATGCATGGTCGTTGTGATAGGATTCAGCCATTGCAGCTTCAGCCCAACCAAAGGTGTTATGCTTGTTAAAAATTTCTATAACCAAGTCTTCTAAATCCATGCTCGACGTATCAATCAAGTTGCCATCGGCGTCGGAATATTCAGCATTGATGTTTTCAATTTCGACTTCATCGCGCACACCATCCCAACCTAGTTCAACATTCAACTCCAAATAGTCATCGTTGATATAAACTGTTAGGCTGACATCACGACCGCCGTAGCTGATGCTTGGCTTTGAGCTGTTGTAACTTTCTATCTTTGTTTTTGCAGTAATCTGTGCCATAATCCTTTCACTCCTTGTTGAGTAAAGCCCTGCGTTCTTGGTTGGATGTTCAGGGCTTTTTGTTGCCTAAAATTTGGTAATTCGACTAACTCGGTATTAGCTGATGAATTAATATTACTACCAAAAGTAGTATTATGCAACTAAAAATAGTATATATAACTACCTAAAGTAGTGAATACTTTTAATTCAAAGGTTTGCAAGCACAAAAAAACCCGCTCTAGGCGGGTTAGATAGTGATTGATAAAAGTAGTGCCTGGTGCTATCGTTAAATTTACTCTACTCAATTATTAAGGTGGTAGCCTATGAAGCTTTGGTCAGCACTTCTTATCTCTATGTTTATGATGGCACCAATGATGGAGGCGAATGCTCGCAACTATCCTTGCTCTAAAAGCATGGGCGGTGTATCGCACTGTAAAGATGGTAAGTTCGTTTGTAAGAATGGCAAGATTAGTCAGTCTAAGAAGGTTTGTAGTGGTTAAGAGGAGCTTAGATATCATGCTAGAAAAATTATGCTGGGTCATGTTATATGGCGTTCGTGGTTCTATTTATGCAATACCTTTGATGTTGCTCTCGCTTGCGTTTACTTTTATCAATAATAATCTGCTATCACCTACTGAGGGCAGCTATTTTGTATTTATAACTAATTACCTATCGAATGGTCTGATGTATCTTTCATTAAGCGCGTTGGCTGCCGCAGCCATAGTATGGATAGCGACTTGGATACGGGATTATTGGACAGGGTATTTACCAAATTGGATCAGAAGAGAGTTGTATTGAAGAGAAACTCGTTAAGGACGGGTTGGGTGTAGGGTAGGTAATGAAAAACCCACCGTGGGGTGGGTTCTAGTTTTTACTACACTGAAATCTCAGTACACTCTTCTACTGAAATCTCTCGTAATCTACTAATAGCACTGTCATATACTTTGTCATCATCTCTTTTATCAACAGCCCATACGATTAGGACAACGGTTTGGCATCGCACCTCATAAACTAAACGATAGCCTGCACGTCTTAATTTAATCTTATAACAATTGAATAGCTTGCCGCGCAGTCTATTGCTATCAATAACTGGATTAAGAACTATACTGCTAAGCTTTCTTTGAAAAATTCTCCGAATACTATGATCTATTTTGTTCCATTCTTTAAGAGATTCTTTAGTTAGTAAAACCTTATAGACTTGATTACGTTCTCGGTCTTCACACATGCAGTTCTTCTCCATTCACCTCAGGAGTTAGATTGCTTGCCATGCGAGCCTCAACAAGCTCAATCAAATCATCATCATTTTCTTCATAGTAGACAAAATCTTCAGGAATATTGCTTATAGGAATGTTTATGCAAAAGACCTCAATATCGTCTGCTGCTATTTGGAAGTCTATGTCATCATGATCTAAAATAGCATTGTTGATCTCTTTATTTAACTCTATCGTTTCTTCAAGTGTCCAATGTTTGTTTGAAATTATAAGTTGTAGAGATTTAGTTCTAAACTCAATATCTAACGGTAAGGAGTATTTAAGCTTAATTGTTTTGACAACAAGCTCTAAGACTTTTTGATAAACAGATAGGTCGCCATTTTGTTTGAGGTACCAATCTATTCGCGACTGAATATTAGAGTAAATAAAATCACGCTCTTTAATATCATAGAAATCAAGAACTTTTATAAAGTCGCCACTGTTATCAAGATACATAGTACTATCTTCTATATACCGTAAAACATCTTCTTTACTTATTTTAAACTCTTTTCTCAGCAACAATTTTTCAGAATACTGCTTTAACAAAGGCCATCTACCAATTGATTTAGCAGCTCTAACCTGTGTTTGCCCAAACATTTGGTTGTAACCATTTTGTTTAATAGCTTTATCTAGAGTGATAAAAGCAAGCTCAAGTTGATTAGTATAAATATAATAGTCAGCGCGCGCGGCAGCCCCCTGTGAAGGGTCATTGCGTTCTAATGCTTTGACGGCTCTATCAAGTCTTTTTAATTTGAATACATCAAAGGTTTTTTTACCCTCTTGGGCAAACATAGTGTTAATAAACTCTACGTCACTTTGCGGCTGCAAGCTCATATTGCTTCCTATAGCTAAGTATTTCTTAATACTTCATATGATATATAAATAAGCAGTTGACAGCAATCGTTTATAAGTAAGCAGTTAGTACCTTCATACTTCACTACACGCCCTCAACCCAGCCTCTACAGCCTCGCTCAAATCAGCACCTTCCTTAATGCTATAAGGCACATTCGGCTCCATACCATCGCGCTTCAGAGCGTCGGCAGCGGCTTTATTGAGCGGTGTACCGATAGATGAGTCTTTACTGTAGCCCGCAGGCTCAAAGTACACCTCAATACCGGTAGGGTAATAGACACACGATATCTCGCCTGATGTCGTAAACGGGTATGGCGTATCATGATCAGCACCCCAAAATACCTCGTGCACCACAGTATGGCCCGAGACAAACTTGTCACTATCTTCTTGGGCGGGAGTGCAAGCGACTATAAATACTGCAGCGGCACCAATTAACCACCTGGACAAATCGATTCGCATGGCACACCATCCTTGTCACGATCTAGTCTAGTGTTGCCGCATTTAAGGGCTTGTTTGGCTTGCTCACAACTAGTCATCTGCCCACAGGTGCGCGGTAGGCTCTTGCACTGCGAACCACCAGAGCCTTTAGCAAATAGCGGATGGTCAACCTCTACAGGCTCTTTTAGAACATTATTGCCCTGGAATGGGTTATCGACAGTATTGACGGCCGCATTGGATGAAAGCGCGAAGATAGATAATGCTGCAGTTAGTAATAATTTTTTCATGGTTACTTCCTTGTGTTATAAATTATAAACCACCACTAGAACGGGTTTATAATGTTATGATATAACATATATGATTTATTAAAGGTTAGTGTTATGCCAGTAGAAAATAAAGCCGATGCTGTTGCATTACCAAAAATTCAACTTGAAATCATTAATGAAATCGCTGAAACGCTTGCTATGCTAGGAGCACCTAGCGGCTTAATAGCCTGTATTGGATCTTGGGGTGATACTTTACCCCAAGATGAAATACTAGAGATGTGGCGTGACTGGAACCGACTTGCCAAACAAAAAGAGTGGGTTATTGAACCCGCTGTTTTTGCTTAATACCTTACTTCTACATCAATTGTATCTACGCAGGATTGCGCGGTGCTATGGCTATTTACTGTATGCCAGCCTTTGTCTATGAGTTTCACATCACTCAACTCATTAATAGGCATACAGCGCCAATTTGATTTAGCATTTGGTATTATCGCGCCTGAACTACTCTCGCCTCCAAATTGATAAAATAAGGCTTGTTTCCTACCGTTTTTTGTACCAATAACGTGAGGACTCATTTCACGATGATAGCCTTGATACGTGGCAGATATCGATGATTTACCGATAATCGCCTGCTTAATAACTTCGTAATCATTACTCACTATTACTCTCCTTGTCAGCCAGTCTCAAGCGTGCTGGCTTTACGCATAAAAACAGGTGAATCAATGAAGCTAAACACTATGGTCTTCGTGAAAGACAGACTCTATGAAAACTCTACCCAGCTTTATTTAGAAGACTTCAGCTTTGATGGCGATGAGTTTTTCGTACCAATGGGCAACCGCAAACAACCAATAGGTTATTTAAGATTCAAACTTACTGAGAAAGCAAAATGCTTTGAATTACAATCATTAGAGAGCCTAGATTATCCCAACCCGAATCCACAACTTTCGTTATCAGGTGTCGCATACTCTCGGCAGGCAGCTCTCGAAGCGCATCAAGCATTGTCTGCTTACGCTCGTTAGGTAAGTCAGACGATAGGATTATCGACTCTAAAAGCACTTTAAACTGCTCAGTTTCGAACTTTACAGTTACCGTACCCAGTATGGCGGACAAGCCGCCATCATCTGCAAGAAAGTCCATACCGATATGGGTTATAGAAGATCGGCTAGGTTGAGCGGAATGATCTCCAATCGACCTAGAAACCAAAACACTCTTTTCAGAAATCAACTTATGCGCCTCAAGGTAGGCTAAGTTAGCGATAAACTTACGATAAATATCCGTTCCGAACTCGTACCTTCCATCCATCTCTACGGATGCAGGGTACACCTCACTAAGTTCCGTCAAAATCGCTAACTGCATTTCTCTATCTAAAAGCATAACTACATCCTTGTATCAATCCCAATCCAGCGCCTCAGAATACACGCACCAACCAACGGGCAGGGTAGTTACCGGCTTGGTGTGTTTTATGAAATGGAGGATCCAGTAGTATTCGCAAGGTTTCATAAGCGCCTCTGATTCCGATTTCTATAACGAACATACTTGCTATCAACTATCCCTACCAGCTGGCACTCGCTCATCGGTATTATTTTCTGATCGGGCCATTCAGGGTTAAGCGGTTTTAAGTACATTTCTTCAGGACTGTCACCAAGCACAAGCTGCTTAAACGTGGCTTGTTTATCGTCATTACAGTGGATAACGATTAAGTCGCCATCCACCAATTCCCATGGTGTTATCTCTGGCTCAACGTAAATAATCTCATCGGGCTTAAACTCAGGCCACATACTACGTCCCTGGATAATCAATCCAAACGCCTTATCAGACAGGTGCGTAGGCCTAGGGATCCATTCAAGAACATCATCTAACGTTGTAGGCAGAACGTCACAAAAACTACCAGCGGCCACCCAACTGATTACTGGCAACATTCCATTCATACCATAATCAACTGAAACTCTTTGTGTATCTTTGGGGTCGCTAGAGTTGGGAACTTCTGTGCTTCTGCCACTTTGCATGGCCCTTATTTCGGCTTTTAACTCATTGACGATAGAGTTATTTTTTGAAAGCTCGCCATATTCAAGATAAGCCGCTGTTACTCCAAGAGCTTCACTAATTTTTTGCATTCCTTTATTTCTAGGTTTAGCAAAACCTTCACAGTATCTACGAATCATTTCGTAGCTGATTTTTGTTTTACTACTTAACCCATTCTTGTCCAGACTCTTGGCATTCATCAAATCTGTGAGTCTTTTTGCAAACTCAGGATGTTTAATCTCTAATTCACTCATTTTATTCCTACCCCTAGTAGTAATTTACATTCTAGGTCATATATCTCCTTGCGTCATCACTATTAAAAGTAGTATATTACTACTTAAAGTAGTAATGGGAAAAAGATATGACTTCAAAAACAGCTTTAGAAAAGGCATTCGATATCCTGGGAAATCCTGCCCAGCTTGCTTATGCGCTAAATATTACCCCCTGGGCCGTTTACAAATGGAATGTCAGTCGTCCGCCTAAAGAACGATGCCTAGATATTCAAGAACTTACCGATAACCAAGTAACTGCTGAGCAGTTACGTCCTGATGTTAATTGGGATTATGAGCGCGCGCAGCGGGAAACAAAACAACAACCAGAGGAAGCATAACCATGATAACCAAATCTATATGTCAATTATCAGACGAACAGCTTGCATGGTCACGCAATATGCAAACGCAGGTCTTGCAAGCCATTGATAAGAATGGTCAGTCAGAACTTGCAAAAGCAATTGGAATTGACAGTAGCACTGTGTCACGCCTTAAAGAGCACCACCTTGCAAACCTTTGCAAGATGCTTGCATCGCTTGGGCTCAAGGTTGTACCTGCAAATATGAAGTGCTATGACGCGGCCAAGATCGACATCTTATTTCGTTTGGCCAAAGACAACTTTCAGCGTTTAGAAGAAGTTGATGATTTCTTTCATGATGATGCCAAGGCTCAGATTGCAGAGGGCACTTATCGCCCAAGAGGTGCTCTATGACCTGCGACGACTGCCCAAACCAAACAGACGGCAAGTGCTGTCATCAATCAATCAGACCCATCCCAGCCTTGATATTTAGCGATGCAACCATGGCAACGCTTAAGGCTCAGTACAACCAGTATTACGGACAAGGAGTAAGTAATGCGAAGTGAACACGCAGCACACTTATCGCTGATTCAAGAGACAGCGGAAGAAAAACGAAGAAGAGTGAGGGAGAGAAACATGAAAACCATCGAGGAAGAAAATCAGCGCAAACGTGATATCAACGCTCAGTTTTGGCACAGCATGAAAGAAATCATTTTTATGATCACATGCGCGGCCATCGCCATTTACACACTAATCCATTTTGCGGGGTAGGTCATGAAAACAGAAATGCACTTTACCAACCTGAGCCGCTACCCAAAAACATGCGGTACGCCAGACGACATCATCGAAGCGGTTAAACGCGAGCGCGGATTTATCGACTTAGACGACCCAGAGCAGCGCCGCAAGTACAGCTCATTAGACTCTCGGATCGGCTTTAACCCCAGAGCCAGCATCGAGCGCACAGAGGGCATCAAGAGAGCCAAGATTGAGCACAAACAGGCGCTAAAAAACCTCAAGCAAGGCACTACCAAGACGCGGGTCAAAAAAACCGTAGGCAGACCGAAAACAGCTACAGAGATGCCGACTGCTAAAGGCCAAAAGGTTTTAGAGATATTGCGAGATAAGGGTTTTTACGATGTGTCTGATTGGAGTCTATCGCAAGTCTATCTAAGCAACATTATCGGTCAGGTGCGTGAGCTGGGTCACAAGGTAGATGTGATTACAGGCAAGAACAGAAGGGCTGTCCGCTACGTGATGGACGAGCAATAAAAAACCCCAATCAGTTGCACCTGATCGGGGTTTCAACAAACTTAACAAGAAATTGGAGTATAGCAATATGGGAAACGCAGCGCAAGAAAATCAGAGGCACGCAATGAATGAAACGGGCTTTACGCAGGTAGACAACAAGATATTCGACGCACAGCCGTATTTATCCCCTGCGGCTTTCGGTGTGCTTATGCGGGTGGTCAGAATGATTGAGGGTTACAGAGGCAATGAGGAAGCAGCCTTATCAAACACTTTTCTTCAAAAAAACTGTCGTATGAGCAAAAACACCGTGTCAAAAGCAGTGTCCGAATTGGTGGAATTTGGTTTTTTAAACCAAGACGCTCAGCAAAGAAAGACCGCTATTTACTCTTTGAACTATAAGAATATCGCTAAATTTGATGCCAAAAAACTGGGTCAAAATTTAGCATCCCAAAATTTAGCATCCCAAAATTTGACCATTAGATTCCCAAAATCTGACCTAGTTAGCTCCCAAAATTTGGGAAGTAATAAAGAAAACATAAAGAAAACTTCTTTAAAGAAAACTATAGAAAAAAATAAACCAAAAAAAGCAGTGTCTAAATTTTACTCACCTGAAAAACCTAAATCGGTATCTGATCAGATTTGGAGCGATCTATTAGCTCACAGAGCAGCTAAAAAAACCTCGAGCACCAAGACAGCTTGGACAACAATTTTTAATGCTTTGGAAAAAGCTCAACAAGCAACCGGTCACAGTCTAGATCAAATCATTACTTACTGGATCAGCAGAGACTGGAAGGGGTTTAACGCCGATTGGTATTTAAACGCACAGCCAAACCAAAATCAGACACAGCAAACAAATTATCAGGGGAATAACAATGCAAACCATCAATCAGCTAACAGCCAGCATCAGCAATTCGACACAAGCACCACATCAGGCTATGCAGCCAAGCTCGATGCAGATGCAGCAGCCTACTATGCAGAGCAAGCAGCAAGAGCCCAGCAGTCAGCTGACGGAAGCACTGAGAATGCTTTTTAAGCAGTGGAAAGCTTGGTTCAAAAACAAAATGAAAACCCGTGATGATGATTTTGATTGGTCATTCGATATGGTTTTAGTTTGGGCTCGTTACCTCACCAAGAAAAAAATTACCCAGTCTGAATTCAACAGAGCCAGTGAATTATCGTTTGATCAAGACTGGGTGCCAAGCAATGCCAAAGAGTTTTTGGCCTTGGTACGGACACAGCAAACCAGTGAATACCCCTCAGCACAGGAAGCATTTGATAACGCTTGCTGCCAATGCGGACTCATCGAAGACCAGTATGTCAAACGCAAATGGGCCCATGCAGTCGTGTTAGAGGTGGCAAACCGTATCGGCTGGGGAAAGCTTAAAAACGCTAATGAGTATTTTCTAAAGACATTCACGAGTGTGTATGAGCAAGTAATCAGCGAGCATCAAAACGGCGCCATGTTTGTTATTCCTGAGTCGCACCAGGTCGAATACAGCCACACGGCATTACAGCCTGATAGCCCAATGGCAGCCAAGGTCGATAATTTTTTAAAACAGTTTAAGCGCAAGCATGGGGAGGCGATATGAGACAGATCACAATGTGCACAGAAAAAGACGGCAAGCTGTCCGGCGAGGTCTTAGATGACGGCACGTACTGGCAGATACCAGCGTTTGAGTATAGCGGCAAGCACAAAGAGGCTGCGCTGCTAGAAAGGCTAGATATCGTACAGATTGAAGCGCAGATGGAAGCAGAGATGGCAAGGGGTGAGGTATGAATAAGAACGTACAAGCGCTAGGTCGCATGAAGTCAGGGAAGATGAACAACACTGAGAAAGCCTATGCTCAGCACTTGGAGCTACTCAAGCGAGCGGGTGAGGTCTCTTATTACTCATTCGACGGCATCAATTTACGATTGGCTGATAACACGTTTTATAAACCTGATTTTTTAGTGATGCGCTCAGATGGTCAGCTAGAGATACATGAGGTCAAAGGGTTTTGGACTGATGACGCGCTTGTGAAGATCAAGGTTGCTGCTGACAAATTCCCATTTAAGTTTATCGCAGTCATGAAGCAGACAAAAAAGAATGGCGGTGGTTGGGATATTCGAGAGTTTTAAATATATAAAAAAGTATATCGATAAATTAAATTGAGGACTCAAAATGACCAAACTATTAGCTAAAAGATTCGGCACCAGTCCACGCTTAGAATTACTCAGCGGTGAATGGCTGAAGCAAGGCATGGGTGCCAAGACCGTGAAATTTGATATTGGGCAGGGTGGATTGCCTCCTGAAGTGAACTGGGAGGATAAGGCCGCAGCTATTGCATTGATTAAAAGCAAAACAGGTAAGGCGTTAGCTTCACTCTTAGTATGGGGCGATAACGAACGGTACGACTGGTCAGAGTCGTTTGATGATGTGGTTAACCACTTAGCAGCCAACATGATTAAATACTGCGTAGAGGACGGCAGAGACGCACCAAAGAGCAAGTACACGCTTAATGAGCTGGCATACAAGATGGCACGCATGACACTTCACTTTGAACTATACAATTTATGGCCATTATATTCAGTCGAGGGGCGATTGCTTTTTAGTGGTATTGATATGTCAGCGAGCTCATACAGTCAGATTTGGTCAAAGTATCAGGACAAGATGCTGCATGATATTGAGTATCTTATGAGGTTTATTAACAACGATGTGGCTAATTATCGTTATAACTTAAACGACAAAGAATTAAGTGAGTAAATATTATGCAGATTTATAAAATACAAGAGCAGACCGATGCCGCTAAATCCTTAATATTTGGAAGAAATAAAGAAGCATAACTATAGTTGGTTTTCTCTATATGTTATTATAGTGTTTTTTTATGTTAAGGGATTGTTTGTGAAAAAGATACCTCTTTTAATCGTCGCTTTACTAGTCATAGTAGCTGGCTATTTATACGCATCACCTTATTTAGCACTTAATAGTATAAAAAATGCTGCTCAAGAACGAGATGCTGATAAAATTTCGAGTTACATTGATTTTCCAAGTGTGAAGCAAGGGGTTAAAGATCAGCTCAAAGCTAAGGTTGCCAGAGAGATGATTACATCAGATAGTAATGATGGTTTCGAAGCGCTAGGGTCAATGTTCGCCACAGCAATGATAGACCCAATAGTTGATGGCTGGGTCACCCCGGATGGAATAGCGGCCATCATGGTTGAGGATGAAAAAAACAGCTCTAAAAATGCTACTAGCGGAAAAGACAAATCTAATGATGTGGAGTATGAAACTAGTTACGATTCTTTTAATGTTTTTCATGTCGATATCGGTGAGATAGAAAAAAATGACGGCATAAGAGTTACTATGCATCGTGATGGTTTGAGCTGGAAGGTAACCGGTATAGATTTACCAATGGACGATTTCTAACATGTTTTATAGATACTTGACCCTTGATAACAGTTAGTGCTATATTTACTAAACTGGCGTTTGTAGTATTTAATGCCAACCCATTCAGGCGATTAGTTGATACTAACCGCCTTTTTTATTGCCTGAGATTTGCCCTTGAATTATGCATGTTTTGACTTCATATATGGCATGCATTTTAATTTTAAACAAGGAGCAGTGAATGAGTATTGAAATTAGCGGTACAGCTAAAGTAATGATTGATGATAAAGTGTTTGAGGTAATTGATTTCGACGTTGAGACCGATGTTCATGACCCTGATAGATCTATGGGTCCAGAATTTGTCCATATTTTTACTGGGTATGCTGATGGGAATGAAGTTGAATGGCATGTGTATGAATACCCAGTAGGTGATGTAAATCATGTAGAGTATCAAGGTGATTATGAGCTAGTTGAGGCACCTGAATTTATATCAGTAGTAGAATAAGAATACTTTAGTAAAAAAATAAATTTTGCAAAAGCCGCTTATTAAATAGGCGGCTTTTTTATTGCCTACGATTTGCCCATTATGATTTTTCGTGACGGGCTTTTTTACATCCAAAATTTAGCAGGGATGCTATGTGCGATCTAACCAACCAGCAAGCCTATGATTATTATCATGAGGTCACAGAGTCGTGCGCCAAAGCTTATTGGCTACAGTTTCTACGAGACAGAGCTAATAGAGGCGTGGAAGGTGCTCAAGGTTTTGTAGATAAGATTGAATTTTGTCTAGCATCTTGTAATAACAAATATTGACTCAAAATAAGTAAAACCAATAATGTAAATGAGGATTTATAATGATTTTGATACAAGAAGAGTTTGACACAATGGCCCTACAGCTTGCTGAATACTTAGCAGCCTATTATTCAAAAGCGATGGGCAAAAATCATCATCGTAATGTCATAAAAGATGCTAACAAGTGGTCTGTAGCTTGGTATCAAGATGAAATTAATCGTCAGAGCGACTTATGTGATCTTATTAATAATAAGAAAGTCTCGCAGGAAGATTTTGACGAAATCGTTTTAAGATTTTTTAAAGCTTTAATTCCTAATTTTAACAATCAAAACGAAACAAAAGACAAAAAATTAACTCTAACTTCAAGCTCTTGTTCAAGAGTTTTGGAACATGCTAGAGGTCTTGCTGTAGCTTGGTATCAATATGAAGACGAACGCCAAACTAGTTTTCAAGATTTATTAGCTCAGCTAGATGGAGAAGTTGAACTAGCCGAGCCGAAGAAACAAAGCTATGGCAGTGCTCTTCCAAGAACTTTCTAATAGAATAAATAACTTATACGAATGAGAAGCCCACTATTTGGTGGGTTTTTTATTGTTCAGAATAAGTGCCTATAGCTCAGCGGTTAGAGCAGAGAACTCATAATTCTTTGGTCGTAGGTTCAAGTCCTGCTAGGCGCACCATATTTTATTAACCCCTTTTGCCTCCCTTGATTGGACGAGGCATTTTTTAATTAAGACTGGCAGTGAGACGCGCTGTCGCCAATTGCAGAGGTTTACATGTAGATAAGCAAAGGCTTTGACATGCGCCTAAATACAAGCACTCACGTTGACCCCAAGCTTGGAAATATGAAGCGGCTTATTCCCGTCCCAAGCTTATATAAACCCGTCAAGATGGCGGGTTTACTTTATTTTATACACGCTACTCGCAAAAGCGCTAAGCGCACTTATCACGCTCGACCAGAGCTCATAGTAGGTCTATCGGTCATGTGTGAACCCAATAGGAGTGCGCGCTTCATCTGGATCATGCTTTGGCACTGCCTGTAATAAAAAGTTTAGTTGGTTGCAGTGCTGAATTAGACGTGTTGAACCACCAGTTTCAGTTGTCCCATGAAAGATGATTAGGTTTGGTCTGTTGAACTCAATAGCGCTGACATAGAAGGTTACTGAGCTGCCAAATGATGCGGCTAGAATCATAACCTCCTGCTCATCATCAAGACTAGACTCAAAATCTTTTACATGGCGAATAATAGAGTCTTCAATCTGAATTACTGGATTATTAGCGCGATGTGCATCTTCTCGAACTTTTGCAGTAACCTGATTCATTCTAGCGTTACTAGCTCTAAGTGTATCGTTAAATTCATCATAGTTAATCATAGGTTTGTCTTTTAAGTGATGGGTTGAGTGTATATTTTATAGCGAACGGAGAGAGAGGTTAAAGGATATATTATGTCACAACAAAGACCGGTACCTCCTAATGATATGCCTTCTTTTTTAGCAGCCCCAGAGATACACGAATGGCTACATGCCACCATACTTAACCCTGATCATGAGTGGTTTAACGAAGATCATCGGCACCTAATGGAATATTCAGTAACTGAAATAGCGTTTATGTGGGCCCAAGGCGAGTACATCAAAGCTGGTAAGCAGATATTAGGCCAGTGCGAAAAAGTAATGATGATGGCGGGCGGTTGGAAAAAGACACGTCAGGAAATGTGGTTTGAAGACACGTTGGGTGATGTGCCTGAGTACCTAGTCACGCTTGATGCCAATTATTGCCGTGATTGTACAGACGCTGAGTTTGCCGCACTGGTTGAGCATGAGATTTACCACATGAGACATAAACCAGATATGTTTGGTGACCCATCATTCAAAGCGGACGGTAGACCACAGCTCGAATTGATTGCTCACGATGTTGAGGAATTTTTCGGAGTCGTCAGACGATATGGCGGTGATGAAGCGGTAAGACGAATGGCTAAACTGCAAGATTGTGAGCCGCAAATAAAATACTAATTACCTTTACTTAGCGATACGAGAGAGCATTTATGGCGACCCTTAACAATAAGGTTAAGGCCTTTATTGTACAAGGGCTTGCTACCTATATGACCCCATCCGAAGTAGTGGAAGCTGTCAATCAAGAATTTGACGGGCTGAAAGTTACAAGACAGCAGGTATCAAACTACGATCCGAGTAAAGCAGCTGCAGTTAATTTGTCCCAAAAGTGGCGGGACCTATTCAAGCAATTCCGCGATGACTTTAATAACGATATTCAGGCGATACCGATTGCTAATAAAGCGTATCGATTGAATATGCTTGACCGTATGGCACGTGATGCTGAGAAGTCAAAGAATAGGCCATTAGCAGCGGCACTAGCAGAGCAGGCAGCCAAAGAAATGGGCGAAGTGTTTACCAATAAGCAGAAATTGGATCATCAGTCGAGTGACAAAAGCATGACGCCGACAATCAACAACTTCAACGGTGACGCTCAAGCAGCAAGCCAAGCGTATCAGGATATTATGGGTGGTAAATAATGCCTATCCCTTTTGCATTTGATTTTAAAAATCCTGATTACGCGCAAGTATTCGAGTGGCGCATTGAGCGATTACAGCGCATTAGACAGCAGCCCGACCAAATACCAGCGCTCAAAGCGTTTTATCGTGACAATCCCGCGCAATTTATTATTGATTGGGGCGTGACTTATGACCCGCGCAACATTGAGCGCGGCTTACCATCATATATACCGTTTCTGTTGTTCCCAAAGCAAGAAGAGTGGATTCATTGGCTGATGGACGGTTGGAGGTTGCAAAAACCGTCAATTACGGAGAAAACGCGGGATATGGGTATGTCATGGCTCATGATGGGATTGTCGTGCTCACTAGGCTTACATAATCACGGCTTATCAGTCGGTGTTGGTAGCCGTAAAGAAGAATACGTTGACCTTATCGGCAGTCCTAAAGCTTTGTTTGAGAAAGGCCGTATGTTTTTGAGTGGTCTGCCTCCTGAATTTCGCGGCGGCTGGATTAGAGAAAAACACAGCCCCTTTAAGCGCATCATATTTCCCGAAACTGGCAGTGTGATTACTGGCGAGGCAGGTGATGGCATTGGTCGTGGTGATAGGGCGTCATTGTATTTTGTTGATGAGGCCGCTTTCTTAGAGCGCCCGCATTTAGTTGATGCTTCATTGTCTGCAACGACAAACAGCCGTAACGACATATCAACACCCAACGGTATGAGCAATTCATTTGCACAGCGTAGGCATAGCGGCAAAATCCGCGTGTTTACGTTTCATTGGCGCGACGACCCACGCAAAGATGACGAATGGTACGACAAGCAGCTTGATGAGCTAGACGCGGTAACAGTCGCTCAGGAGATTGATATTGATTACGCTGCATCGGTTGAGGGAGTGTTGATACCGTCTGCATGGGTGCAATCTGCTATTGATGCTCATAAAAAGCTGGGTATTACTATCAGTGGTAGCAAAATAATGGCGCTCGATGTGGCAGACGAAGGCATTGATAAAAATTCTATTGCTGGTCGTCATGGCGTATTGCTCAATTACTTAGATACTTGGAGCGGTAAAGGCTCAGATATTTTTGCCACGTCTAAAAAGGCAGTCGAGGCGACCGCTGACAGTCAATCGGAATACTTTTTGTATGATGCTGACGGACTGGGTGCGGGTGTGAAAGGTGATGCTAGGGTGGTTAATGAGCAGCGCACAGGACTGCCTGATGTTGACGCGCACCCCTTTAGGGGTTCGGCAGGTATCTATAAGCCTGAGCGTGAAGATATTGTTGGCAAAAAGAACAGTGACGCTTTTGATAACTTCAAAGCTCAAGCGGGGTGGGCATTACGCAAGCGCTTCTTATTGACACATAGGGCGGTCGCTGAAGGTATGGATTTTGAGCCAAGCGATATCATCAGTATTGATAGCACGCTTGAGGAGTTATCGACTTTGACTACCGAGCTATCACAGCCAACCTACTCAAAAAATAATGCGGGCAAAATACTGATCAACAAAAAACCAAAGGGCACGCCTTCACCGAACCGATTTGATGCGGTGATGATGGTGTTTGCCGACAATATGGTTGAGAAGAAATCCAATAAACGACATAGAGCCACTGCTGGCAAACGGACGTATAGATGAACGATATAACTGAAAAGCCGCGTTACCGTGTCACAGCAGGTAAGGCGCTAAGCCAAGAGCAAGCAACAGACCTACGCGGCAAGACTTTTTACCGCTACCTGATTCGTACTGATACTGACGAGATTCTTAAAAAGGCCGGTATCAGTCGTCATGCGCTTAAGACGTTGCTGACTGATCCGGATATTGATCAAGCGATTGATAGACGCGAGGAAGAGTTAAGCAATGCTACTTATACGATTACACCGAGCGAGGGTAGTGTTGCTGAGTTTATATATGGCCAACTAGACCTACACCTTGGAACAATCTTGCAAGGCTCATCTCTTAGCAAGTGGTATGGCTATGATGTGATTGAAATGTTGTGGGGTAACGATAGTAAGGGGCGTAATGCGGTCACCTCGATGATGTCAAAACCCATTCAGTGGTTTGAGCCATTATCAGGCGGTGCACTGCAATGGTTTCCGAACGATGGGAGTCAGCCGGTCATGATTAGCGATCAGGCTGACTTTTACTATCGTTATCTATACCAGCAGCATAAGCCGACCTATCTAAACCCTAAAGGTAAATCGTTATTAAGCCGTGTTTACTGGCTGCATTACTTCAAAACCAATGGTTGGCGCTTTTGGTCTAAGTTCTTGGAACGTTTCGGTTCACCTTTGCTGATTGGTAAGACTGATGCAAGCAGTAAAGAAGATGCGCAGGACTTTGCTAATGCGCTATTAGCAGCACATAACTCAGGTGTCGTCACTGTCGGCATTGATGAAGATGTAAAACCAGTTACAGGTGGCAGTAACGGCGAGGCGTTTGTTAGCTACGATAACGTTGTTAAGCAAAGCATTACTACTTACTTGTTAGGTCAGACGCTTACCAGTGGTACGGACAAGGGCGGTACTTACGGTCAAGGTGTTGTGCATCAAGAACAGCAAGAGATTATCTTTAGCAGCGACCGTAAGCACGCGCTTAAAGCTGTCCAACGGTTTATCGATGTTATCTGTACCGCTAACGGTTTCGAAGCGCCTGAGTTCAAATGGGTGGCTAAGAAGTTTATTAATCAGGAGCAGTTAGACGCGGACAAGAAAGCGCATGACATGGGTGTTCGTTTTACCAAGTCGTACTTTGTTGATGAGCACGGATATGACGAGCAGCATATCTCACACATGGATTATGGTGATGGTCAAGGCGCTATTAAGTTGCCAGCATCCTCACAAGCCAATCGTTATACGTCAATGGCTAGCAAAACATGGCTGCCATTTAAGGCAGCTGATGGCGACAGTGGATTTACTGATGAACAGCAAGAGCTTGAAAAAGTCGCAGATGATGCGCTTGAATTGAGCGTACAGCCGTTTGATACTGATGCGGTACTATCTGCTATAAGCAACGCTACTGACGCTGATAGCTTACGTGAGTCGCTATTTAACCTATGTGGCGAGGGATTGGCTGATAGTGCTTTTACTCAGCTGGTTAATACTTCGTTAGCGGTCGCTGATTTACATGGTTTTGCTGATGAGTCGAGTGAGGAGTGATATGGCTGATTACAAGATAGGCGATTTATTAGTAGGTAGGTATAACCCTGATTTTAAGGCTGTGGTCGTAGGTTTTAATAGTGAGGGGTTGGTTCGCATATCACTCAGGCTATTGGATGCACAGAGGTGCATGGAGCACACAGAAAGAGAGATTGACCTTCTTTATGCTGTAGTACCGAGCGAGGTATAAACATGACCGTAACAGCAGCATTTGACGTAAAGTTTATCGAAGCCATTGCTTACGCGCTTAATCGTAACGTGGTCTTACCAGATGAATACTACGACCGCATGACACCTGTACAGCGTCAGCAAGCGGTATCTATCGCAGGGCTAGGGCAGACTGAGCAGATTAAGCATGTTATGGGCTTAGTTAATGACCAACTCGACAGTGGCGGCACGTTTGCAGACTTTCAAAAGGCAGTCAAAGACGGTGACATTGATATTAATCTTCCAAGACATCGGCTCGATAATATCTTTAGAACGAATATCCAAGGCGCTTATGGGCGTGGTCGATGGTATCAGCAGCAACAGAATAAAGATGAACGCCCGTATTTGATGCGTGACGGTATCAATGATATTAGACAGCGCCCAGCCCACAAGGTACTAGATGGCGTGATCAGACATATTGATGATCCGTTCTGGCAACAGCACTATGCGCCTGACGGTTATCGCTGCCGGTGCATAATGCGTTCGCTTACTGAATCTCAGGCCCAAGCAAAAGGTATAACGACTGATGAGGATTTGCCAAACGTACCAAATGATAAAGACTGGATTGGTGGCACACCAGCACAATACGCCAATCGCATGAATAAGCTAGTCAACGATAAGATAGCTGAACTCGCTATCACGTACTACAAGCAATCAGATGCGATATTGGCAGCGAGACAGCGTATTGAGGCGGCTATTACGGTGATGTTGGCACAGCCGGTACCAGAGCTTGCTTTGATGATTGATGAAGCTAAAGAGCTGATTGAGGAAGAGAATGCGTAGAGCACTCCTAACTTAAACTTTAGTAACCTCAAGTTTAAGTTATAATAAAACTTAAATTTAAATTATTCAGGTGAACTATGTACCGTTATACGATTAGAGATGGTTTTATTAAGATTGGGAAAGATTTAGAGAAGTCTATTGAAGCTTATTACGATATTGAAAAATATGAGAGCCTTGCTGATTCAATTGGTTATTCTACATTACAAGATTCTTTCGTAATTGATGACTCGTCTGAGCATCATGATCAGGACTACTCTATTGCTATTAATAAATTTACTGGTAATGCAAACTCAAAAGAAATTCATCTAACATTTGAGTCAGATTATGTAGTTGAAATTCAAGCTTATGATGATGTGAAGATAATCTTTGTAGATGACGTAATCACAGTTTACAAGCTTCTAGGTGAGCTGCTACCTACGCAGAATCTCATTAAAGCTAGACACGATAATCTAGATATATAATTTTAGAAAACACATCTAACAGAAATAAAAACCGCCCATTGAGGCGGTTTTTTAATGGGTGAAATATGAACTTACAAGCAAAGATTAAGCGCGATATTGATAGTCATGCGCTCATGAGCTGCACAGGGCTTGAGCATCAGCTTGCGTCTATCGACTTCAAGGCGCTATCACGCTATGACGACGACGACAGCGAAGCGGCTTACACAGTCGAAAACGGCGTAGCGACTATCGATGTGCGCGGTCTGCTAGTACCTGAAACCTCAAGCGACTATCGCTCATGGGGTGTGACAGGCTATGCAAACTTAGCGGACTACATACAGCAAGCCAATGATGACTACACAGTGACTAGCATTGTCTTAGACATTGATAGTGGCGGTGGCTATGTCGCAGGCCTTGACGGTATCACTGAGACTATCTACCAGTCTGCAAAACCAATTGAAACGTTTGTTAGTGGTGATATGTATTCAGCCGCTTACTGGTTAGGTGCTAGCACAAGCAAGGTTACAGCGTCTAAGCAATCAGGCATTGGTAGCATCGGTGTTTATGTGGTCCACACTGAAGAGAGTGGATGGCTTGAACGCTATGGCGAAAAGGTTTCGTTGTTCCGATCAGGCAAGTGGAAGGCAGCGTTCAACTCATTCATGCCACTGACAGACGATGAAAAGCAGCGCCTACAAGAAGGCGTCGATGAATCAGCCAGTATCTTTTTTAATCATGTAGCAGCACAGCGCAATGTTGATGCTAAAACAATCAAGGGCTGGGAAGGGGATGTATTCACCGCCACGAAAGCCAAAGAACTAGGTCTAATTGATGCGATTGCCGATAGCGTAGCAGTGTCAAGCAGTACCAATCAGAGCAATACAAATCCAAAAACCGAGGGGGAATCAATGGATTTACAAGAGGCGCAAGCCAAAATTAAAGAGCTAGAGGCATCCGAAGCTCAAGCCAAGCAAGAAGCTGCTGACGCAAAAGCCGAGGCGCAGGCCGCTAAGGACGCACTAGCAGAATCGCAAGCATCAACACGCCAAGCAGCTATCGACAAGTTAGCCGCCGATACTGGTCGTGAGTTTACTGATGAGCAAGTAACCGCGTTTAAAGCGATGGACGATGCACAGTTTGCTGTTGCAGAGTTTATGGCTCAACCAGTTACGCCCAAAGCACCTAAGCTACCTGACGGTCTTGATAAGGCCCAAGCAACAAATGGCCGTGAAGGTGGCGAGAGTAAAATTCTAGCAGCTGTTGAAGCAGCTAAAGCACAAGGAGTTAAATAATGGCCGCAACCACATTTACAACCCAGCATCCTTTACCAGTGGACATCATGCCAACGACTGACAGTGTTGTGCCGACAGCTGCCACCGCTTATAAAAAAGGCGATCTACTTGTAGTTGCTGCGGATACTAACGTCGCAACACATAGCGCGACTGGCGCAGATTGGCACGTTATCTGCCTTGCTGACGTGACAGCTGAGCAGGCCACTGAAAAGTTATCAATGGGCGTAGAAATGCCCGTATATGTCGCAGGTAAATTTGATGTGTCACAAGTCAAAATTGATGGCACAGCGCTTGATGCAACGCAAACATTGACTGCACGAGCTTACGCTAACCGAAACACTAAAATTACGCTTAGCGTAGTCAAATAAGGAGATTTATAGATGGCAACATTTACATTTGATAATGGCGATACGATTGATACCGCCAGTTTTGAGGAATTGGCTGCGGTCTACGACTTTAGCAATCCAGTAAGTAGCTTTTTTCGTGACCGTTACTTTCCAGATGCGGTCTACCTGAACAACGAAGACAAAGTGCCTGTAGGCGATATCAAGACCTACGTTCCGCTAGCCCCTGCGGTTGTGCCGACTGCACAAGGCCGCGTTATCAAAGATAAAGTACAGGCCAAGGTGGATTATATCCCAGCGCCTTACTTTAAGCCTGCGATGACGGTTGAGCCACTGAGCAAGATTGATGCCAAACTACAAAAATTGCTGCAAAATATGCGCGTCATTGCTGCCAATGCGGCAGGTGTGCCGCCAACCATGCAAGACGAGTGGGAAATGGCGGCGGCTCACTCTTACTTTACTATCCGCAAGTCTTTAAATGCCCGTATTGCTTTGATGTGCCGTGATGCGTTGCTATACGGCAAGGTGGTGGTGCAAGGTGATGATAACGCGGGTGTGACTGTTGATTTTGGCCGTCATGAAGACCTGACCTACAGTCCAACAGTTGCATGGGACCAAACTGGTGCTGATCCATATCAAGACATCAAGAATATGGTTAAGAACCTGCTTGAGCACGGTAAGCGCCGCGCCGTTGATGCTGTCATGCCAAGCCGCGTCTTTGATGCATTGAGCGACAATGATAAGTTTAACGACAAGTTCACTGCTGCTCGTGGCGATAATGCTACTCGCGTATTTGGTGGGACGTTTGGCGGCCGTGAAGAAGCCGTGCTACAGGGTACGGTTGATGGCATCAACTTCTGGACTTACGACGCTGAGTTTGAAAAAGACGACGAAACAAGCGAAATGATGATCCCAGAAGATGGTTTTTGGTTGATTGCTGAAGTCAATAACCCACTGTACTTCTGCATGATTAAACACCGCAAAAACCCTGCTAAATTGGCAATGGAGCTAATGCCGTACCATGTATTTAGCGATGATCCATCGGTCGATAAGTTTATTGCCGATTCAAGCCCATTGCCAGTGACCATCAACAAAAATGGCGCTTGCGGCGGTACTGGTTTTATCACTCTTTAATGCCAACTAACTTTAATAACCCTGTCTAATCGCAGGGTTTTTTTTGGAGCAAATTATGTCTAAGTATATTGCAAAACAATCGATAGGCCGTTTTAAAACTGGCGAAGTGGTTGAAGGTTTGACCGAGGATCGTGCCGAATTTTTATTAGGTAAAGGCGCCATCGTAGAAGCTGAAGCCGTTGAAGGCGAAGATATTGATACTGGCGAAGGTGGTGAAATCGTCGAGCTAGAAAAGCTAACTAAAGCCGAACTCACAGCTTTACTCGATGAAGAAAAAATCGAGTACAACGACTCAGATACCAAAGCTGAGCTAATCGCACGCTTTCCAAAGGAGTAACCCATGTACGCGACTCATGACGATTTAATAAGCCGCTTTGGTGCGCTTGCTATAGCTGAGCTTGAGTCGATGCATAACGACGGCTTGCTTGCAGTCACCAATGCGCTATCAGACGCATCAGAAAAGATGAATAGTTACTTATCGATACGCTATCAAACGCCACTCAATAAAACTGAGCATCTAAAGCTAGTCTGCGCTGATATTGCTCGCTATCTGCTTTATATGAACGAGCCGACCGATGAAGTTGAGGCACGTTACAAAGAAGCGCTTAAGTGGCTGCAAGACGTGGGCGCAGGCCGTGCTAATGTCACTTTCGCTGAGCCGTTGACAGCCGAGGAGCAGCAAAGCACTTACGTTAAGCCAGCAGTGCCTATCGGTGACAGTTATCGCGGTCAAGTGTTTGGTGATGACGTGTTTGCCAGAATGCCTAGCATTAAGTGAGGTGAGTCATGTTTGATGCAGAGCTATCAGGCGGTGATGAGATAATCAGACGGCTAGGTGATTTGCATTTTGATAGTGCCAAGATGCAAAAGTTTAGCCGTTTGGCTGGCGCTGAGATGGTCTATCAAACTGAGGAGCGTTTTGCTAATCAGCATGATCTACAGCGTCAGCCGTGGATACCATCACAAAGGGCTATTGCGGACAACGGTAAAACACTGCGTGATACTGGTCGGCTTATGGGGTCGCTGACCTATGTTGCGTTACCTGATGGCGTGACGTGGGGCACAAACGTGGTTTACGCTCGCATGATGCACTATGGCGGTACTAAGGCGCTATTTCCTCACCTGTGGGGTGATATAACTGCTAGACCGTACTTAGGTATGAATGCGGACGATAAAGCCAGTGTGTTGAACATTATCAATCGAATTATGGACGAGGACTTATGAGTAATTATTTTGCAGTAGGTCTTGGCCTAATCGAGCATTTAGAAGCAAAAGCCGATGAGTGGGGTGTTAAGCACATTGGTACAGTCGCTAGTATCAACAAGATTAATAAAAACATCACACCTGCGCTTTATGTCGTCAATACTGGCAACAACCCTATGCCAAACGCGCACATAGATAGCCGTGACGTGCAGCAGTGGACGGTTGTTGTCGCTGTTAGCAATCAAGCAGCACAAGATGACGTTAAAGCACTCATGGAGTCGTCAGGCGAGCTTGTGAGCAAAGTTATCAATCATGTGCAGGGTTATCAGCTAGACGACTATCACGACGCACTAGAGCGCACTAGCACAAGCGGACGGCCTGATTACTTTAGTACGTTTGCACTATATCCACTCACTTTTCAAACCACTATTACGCCATAGGAGATATGAGTCATGGCAGATAAACAACAATCACACGCTTTTGTCGGCAACGGCAAAGTGTATTTTACCGCCGTAAAAAATGGCGTAGAAGGCAAGCCCTTTTGGGTTGGTGTCGCAAACGCTGCATCATTCTCGCACTCAGTCGAAAATGAGAGCGAGCTTAAAGAGTACCACTCAGGCAAAAACCAAACTTGGGATAAACTTGACGGTGACAAATCAACCACGTTTAGCGTTACGCTAAATGAGCGCCGCCAGGCAGCCATGCAAGCAGCACTGCAAGCGACCGTTACCGAAGTCACTACTGGTACGGCAACAGGCGAAGAACACGCCGTTTCAGAAGTTGGCGATATTATCTTTTTGAAACATAAAAACGTGACTGAGATCACATCGTTTAAAGATAGCACAACAGACACGGCGCTCGATTTGGTCGAAGGTATCGACTACACGATTGATAAAAAATACGGCACGATTGAGCTGCTAGAAAAACAGACGCTCACATCGCCGCTAATCGTGACATATAGCTACGGCACTGCTACGGTTATGAAGCCGATGACTGATGATGTTGATTACTATCGCATTCGTGTTGATGGTCTAAACAAGGTCGGCCAAAAAGATAAGCAGGTCGTGACGGCGTACCGCGCTAAGCTATCACCTGCTGATACACTTGATCTAATCAGCGACGACTTTAGCGAGATGACGCTTGAAGCTGATTTGCTGTACGACGAAGCCGAAGAAGCGACGTATGAGATTGTGAAGCTGTAACGTATGGGTCGGTCGGAAATCCGACTGACCTATTTTTATTTAATTAAGCGACTGCTAGGCGGTTGCTTACTCAAATAAAAAGGATTGATTATGCGTGCTAATACACAAACCAAGCTGACAAATACAGCGACCAATGAGGTCATCGTCTTATCTGATAGCCTTTATCCCGAGGGTGAACACGACTGGTCGGCTATTGTATCAAACACCAAGTATGCGCTTGACGGTACGATGATTGTCGAGCAGTCAGTAAGGCAAGCTGGCAGACCGTATGTGATGCAAGCGCCTGATGGTCATGGCGTACTCAGTCGAGAAACGGTTAATGCGCTTAAATCTGAGCGTGACAAGCTAGGCGCTACGTTTTGGCTAGATTATCTAGCAGATGGGGCGGTAAAGCGTGTAAAAGTGATATTTGACACGACAGCGGAGGCGATTGAGGCGAGACCAATCAAAGGCAGCACAAGCCCAAAACTGACTGATTATTATAACGTAACGCTGAGATTTTTAGAGATACCGAATACATAATATTAAGACTTTATTCAGCCCTATATTTAGGGCTTTTTTAATGCCTAAAATTTGACGGATGACGACATGGCAATTACTCAAAATGATTTAGAAATCCTCAAATCCGAGGTGATGAATGACACAGACGAAGGCGGCGGCCTGCCGACTGCTGAAGCGGTAATTGATGGCGTGTCAAACAACCTATTTCCCGATGTGTCAGACATTGACCGCCTGCTGGGGCGTGTGCGTCTGCGTAAAGTGTCGCTCGCAGTCAAGACGGCCAATGCTGAGCTATTGCAAGCCACTCGTATGCTGTTTACTGAGCTGCCGGATAACGAAAATATTAGCGTGTTTGCGTTTAAAGCCACTGATTTTGCAGATAGACGCTCAGATGCTCAAAACAAAATTGAGTCATATCTAGCGTTTGGCACCAAATGGGCGGGGCATTTACTAGAGACGCAGCTCGCAGGTCAGCGCGTGATCCAAATCTCATTGGACGCAAAAGACCCGATACCATCTGTCAGTCAGCCGCTTGTGCTTGTACAAAACGAGGGGCAATCAGACGAGTTTTATCAGTATATTAGGCCACTAAAAATCGAGACGACTGAACGCCGTTTTCAGCGCAATGCAGACACGACTGTAACACGTACAGTAGCGACTATTGAGTTTGGTGATACGCTAAACAAAACATTTAACGGTCTGACTGTGCAAGAGTTTTACCAAAACGCTAGCACAAGTCGCCGCGCCATTCTGCGCGAGGCTCGTGTTGCTGATGCTGCTAAATACTACAGTGCTAGTAAGCTCGCTGAGCCAGTAACGGCAATGACCAGCCGTCAGGTGCGACTAAATAGCATCTATACGCAGGTTGTGCCAAGTACGCAGGTTGAGACGCCCATTTTGCAGCGTGACCCTGCTAATCAGGTAGCAACCCAGGCGCGTGGTGACGGTGTTATTAGCATCAATCAGTCGGTCAGTGTGGCACCAAACACAGCATTTAGCCTGCCAAGTGGAATATCAGTCGGCACTTTAAGTCTAACAGTAGGTGGGCTGACACTGACCGACCGTGACGGAGAGCTGGTAAACACTCAGGGGGAAGCATACGCATCTATCAAATACGGTATCGGCCAAATCACATGGTATGACAACGCACCGAGCGGCCAGTACGCAATCACAGGTAGCTATAAACCTGCTAGTGAGTTTGTGCGAGTAGCGCAGACCGATTATCAAGTTGTCGATGACAATGCAGGCTATAACTATGTGCGAGAGCTAGGCGCTGAGCCAGTGCCAAACAGCCTAAAAATCACTTATACAGTAGGCGGTAATAACTATCTCGTACATGACGATGGACGCGGCAATCTAATCGACGATGACGGCAATGGTCGCGGTACGGTACAAGGCAAAACAGTATTGCTGACGACTGCGGCAATCCCTGATGCGGCTAGTTATATTATCTATAGTTTTGGCGTTGACCTAGACACAGTTAAGTATGGCGAGCAAGCGCTGGCACCTGCTTATCACGCGGCTATTATCGAAGACGAGGTGGTCGGCGATATTACTATCACATGGGGCGAAAATAAAACCGCAACCATGAGTGATGGTGTTATCACAGGCGACGCTACAGGCACGTATGATGGTCGAGAGATACATATCGCACCTAATGAAACAGTCGCTAAAGATACAGTGTTCACAGTGACTTATAACAAACTGCTTGACTCTATGGCATCGCCTATTAATGCCATTTATCAGCCGAACTCTGCTGACGGCACATTTACCGCCACTATTGACATGGGCGGTGCTATAGACGGTGATATTTGGCTTAGAGCAGAGCTTTATGACGGCAGTAACGCTCAGGTCGCCTTTAATATTTCTAGTATGGGCACTGCTTTGGAATTGCTGAGGTTAGGCAGTGTTGCTTATCCCACATACACAACCATCATGCACAGAAGCGGAAATATGATAACGCCTAAGACAGGACTGTCTTGGTACGATGCCGATAACGGCGCAGGTGGCCGCTGGAAGGTATTTTTAGTGAGCAGTAACTTGGATAAAGCGGCAGGTATAGCTACGTTTACCATCAAAGTATCACGAAGAAAAACGGTTACCGATGTTGTCATGGCAGGCGGTTTAAATAAAAAACCACTATTTACAACCACGAGCCAAGACGAAAACCTAAATATCAGCACTGCGCAGATTTACGGTAGCGCCAAGGTTGGATCGACCACGGAAGCTGCCACCTTTGACATGACTGCTGATAAATTATTGATAGCGCCACCGATTGAGTCAAAAACACCAGTTGTCAGTGGATCGGTGTTTGTCGATGCGCTCGGCTATAGTTTGCATGATGACAACGGTAGAGTAAAAGACGGCGATGATGTTGTCGGTGATATTAACTTAGAGTCAGGCGTTATTGAGCTGACGACATGGCAAGCAGGGCAAGTTAATACCGTCAATCTCAAATCAATGCTACGCGAAAACGACCCTGTACCGCTTGCTAATCTGATTTTTAGAACGCCAGTGGCACCACTAAAAGAAGCATCGCTACAGATCAGTGCCGAGCTAGCAGATGGTACGCCTATATCACTATCGACTGACGAGCAGGGCGCTATCACCGGTCATGCGTTTGCTCATGGCGAGGTTGATTTTAAGGCAGGTGTTGTCGCGCTGTACTTTTATGAAAAACTAAGAGTCAGTGACAACCCCGATGTAGTTAATGAGCCGTGGTATGACATTAATAATATATATACTGAGTCAGCGACAGGTAACACGCAATTTATCAACCGTCCAGTCTATGTCAAACCCGACTCTATCCGCTATAACGCGATTGCTTACAGCTACTTACCACTTGATAAAGAGCTAATCGGTCTTGATCCAGTACGCTTGCCAAGCGATGGTCGCGTGCCGTTTGTCCGCAAAGGCGACAGTATTGCGATTACTGAGCTAAAAACAATGGAGCTGCCAACCAATGCGCCTAATGATAGCTTTGATTTAGGTTTTGAGCGCTTATCTGATGTATCGGTCGTTGACACCAACGGCTTAAAAGTGGATAGCGACTACCTCAATGTCGATTTAGATGCAGGTACTTTGCAGCTCAACGATATGTTTGATATGTCGTTTTATACCGCGCCATTAACCGCTAAATATCGCATCATGGATATTGCGCTGGTCATTGAAACTGATATATCAGGTCGTGTCACGTTATCAACGCCCATCACGCATGATTACAGTACATCAGCCGTCTTTAGCTCGATGCTATTAGCTGGCGATATGCAAGCGCGAGCGTATAACGTGTTCGGTCAAAAGTCATGGGGTGGTGTTTGGAGTGATAGCTTAATAGGCAATGCTACAACATCACAGCTACAGATTACTAATAATCCTATCGTGGTGACTAACCGTGATGCGATTGAGGAGCGTTGGGCGCTCGTGTTTACGAGTAGCACAACATTCCGCATTATTGGTGAGACTGTTGGCGAGATTGGTAGTGGCGATGTTAATGCACTGACTACACCGATTAACCCGATGACAAGCCAGCCCTATTTTACTATCCCGATTGCAGCATGGGGGCTTGGCTGGTCGGCTAATAACGTCGTGCGATTTAATACTGCGGCTGCCAAATACCCTATATGGATAGGTAACGCGATACAGCAGCACCAAGGCAGCAGTAAAGACAATTACGACTTTACCATTGGTTATCATGCCAACATTGACCGCGACAGAGGTGAGCAATGATATACGAGTCAGAGGCGCTAAACGCGATGGCGCACGGCATCGCAGCGCGATTGAATGAGGGCGCTAACTCAACACTTGCGATTTATGCAGGTGACATTTTAGCGGCTGAGATTGTGCTAACAAATCCTGCTGAGCAGTCCATTGTGGGAGGAGTGATTACATTTAAAGTCCCGCCGCAGGTCATTGCGGTGGCGTCAGGCGTGCCAACGACCGCTAAGATTTTGACAGCAGCAGGCGCAACGATAGCTACGCTTGATGCAGCAACCGAGCTTGTGCTTGATAAAGATAAAATCTATATGGGCGGCTACGTTGGGTTAACATCTATGACATTGCAGGTGACGGCATGACAGAGCGTTTGGCTTTTTGTACTCCGTTTTGGGGTCGATATGGAGAGGGGCGTAAGGAAATTATATCCGACCTCGCTGTTAGTAGTAACAACACGTTGTTTTTCGAGACAACAGGGGGCGCGGTCTATGACAGTTATCTACTAGCAAAAACCGGAGATAACACTAGATTTTTGGACGCAAAAAATTTAACAGAGTTTGGTTCGGAGTCTTTTTGCGTCGAAGGCTGGTTTTCTTCAAACGCACCTGCTACGAGTGGTTTTGTACGATATTTTTTTCGCATTGCGGATAAAAGCATAAATAATTATCTCGTGGGCTTGGTAGTAGGCGTAAACTCAAACGGCCTATTTTTGGCTTACGGAACAGGCAGTGCTGACGTCACCAGTCAGACTGCCGTAAAAATGCCACATACAGACGTATGGTTTCATGTGGCGGTAACATACGACTCAAGTAGTAAGACTATTAATTTTTACAAAGACGGTGTCCTAATTAGTACGAGGGGAAGCGTCAGTATGCGTGTTTTCGATGCGTCAGTTTATATCGGACACGACCCATTGAATACTGTGCGGAGCTGGCTTGGCGGTATCCAAGATATTTGCGTAACGACAGGAACGAGTAAATACACTGGAGACTTTACGCCGCCGCCTGCTCAAGCTGCAACCGCCGAGGGCACTGTCTTGCGCGCAGATAATGGCAATCCCCCAGCGAGTGTCTTTTTACGCAATCAAAGCAGTCTTGTGACAAGAAGGGTTGAAGCAAACGCAACTGGGGAATGGGGTGCGGTTGTGCTCAAGGGTGTTTATGATATTAGTTATATAGCGGACGGCCTAAAACCCGAAATACACAGCCCATACATATTAGAATAGAGGTGCAACTTGTACACGCCGCCGTCATTATTGCAAACTGTAACACTTGAGTCTCAAACATCACCACCAGACTTGTCTATCAGTGTAATACTAGGGCAGTTATCAGATAGTGTTGAAATAGACATCGCAGCGACCGCAAGCGTTAGCGGCATTATCGCAGTAAGTATAGCTGTGGTTGAGCCTTTGCCCGTTGATATAGCAGTAAACGCAAGCGGCAAGGCGCGCGGGAATGTGTCAGCAGTAGGCACAGCGCAGGAGTATGTCACTGGCGTAACCGCGGCTGCTACGGCGAGCGTGGGCGGTGCCGTTAGTGTAAGCGGTTACTATGATGCCAATGTGTTTCGCGGTGCGATGCAGCACGTATCGAGCAGTGTGCAGCAATCAAAGCTAGGTGGCGTGAGTGCAAGCGGTGGCTTTGAGAGCGTAAGCATCACAAGCATACCGAGCGCTGTTGAGCGTGAGAGCGCAAAGCTGCAAGGCATAGCGCAAACACACAGATTTGAAGCAGACGCGCAGTTACAATCTAGCGCAACCACAAAAGCTGAAGCAGCGCAGTTTGTCTATACTAAAAACAAACAAGCCTTTGAAAACAAAAGGTTTATTGGAAATAATCGGTCGCTTAAAAACGAGCAATCAAAACTGGTTGGCGAACGTGACTGGCTCGGTTTTGAGGCGATGGCGTATCGTCAGATTGAGCGCGCGTTATCAAGCGATTACTCAAAGCTTATCGCTGATAAAGCATCAGAGTTGTTTGAGCAAGGCAGATTTGCTGAGATCGTACTGCAATCACTGGCTGAGACTGCAAGGCTGCCAAGAACTCTAGCAACCTGCTACCCACCACCTTTAGCCGAACCAATTATACTACGAGCGCAAACAACCCCACCGTTGTTTGATGTTATCCTGCAAGTACCGACTTGTAGTGAGCGCGACATAACCAAAATCACAATAGCGGCCAGTGGTAGTGTTAGTGGTGTCATTAACGCGCAAGTAACCGCTGCTGAGGGCAGCAATGGCGACTATACAAAAGGAGTTATATTTGTGACGAACAGTGTGTCATTAACGCGCACCGATGATGGGCGTGAGGTTAAGCTACTTGGCTTTAGCGTAGGTATTGATAGTAATAGCTATACATGGTCATTTAGCGCTACTGTACCGCTGTCTGAGCTATCAAAAGTCGATACGGCACACGAGCAGCGCATAGGCGTGGACTTTACGTGTAACGGCAATCTGTGGCGATTTATACTAGACAGTTGCGAGGACTCTATCCAGTTTGGTGAGAGTAGCTTAACGATCAAAGGTAAGTCACGCGCCATGCTGTTAGCGCACCCATACGCGACACAGCGCGGATTTAAGTTTGACACTGCTATGAGCGCAAGACAGATAGCTGATGCTGAATTAAACCGCAATGGCGTAGCGTCAGGCTTTACATTGGATTGGCAGCTCGCAGGTGTCAATGGGTGGCAAGTACCAGCCAACACTTACAGCTACTCAAATCGCACGCCTATCAACTCATTACAATGGATAGCCGAGGCAGCCGGCGGCTTTATCAATGCTGATATGAGTGCTGATATATTGCACGTATTAGCGCAATATCCAGTGCCAAGTTGGGAATGGGCAGCACAAGCGCCTAGCGTTGAATTACCCATATCACTAATCACCAGTCGCAGTCGTGGACGTATTAATAAACCTGCATACAATGGCGTGACTATCTACGGTGAGAATGATAATGGTATCGGCGCTTTAATCAAGCGTACAGGCACAAGCGGAGGTTATCAGCCGCCGATGGTCACAAGCGACTTAATGACCGATACAGCAGCCGCTATTAGTCGCGGCAAGATGATACTGAGCGACACAGGTGATATTGGCAACATTGGTATCTCAATGCCGCTAGTTGCCGATATTGGCGTATTGAAACCATCAACGCTAATCGGCGTTAATGATGGTGAGCAATGGGTCGGTATGGTTAGAGGCACGACAATCACCGGTCGTCTATCTAGCAATCGAGCGTTAGAGATTGACCAGAGTATCGATGTTGAAAGGCATTTTGATAAGGAGATTGTGTGATGGCAAGCGGCAACCTATGGCAATTATTTAAAGGCATCACTGAGCAAGGTGCAAAACAGCTTGCAACTGTCATTGATAGGCAAGGCTCAAACTATACCGTCACCATGCAGGGTGGTGGAAATACGATTGTGCAATCAAACGCGGCTTACGAGCTGCAATCCAAGGTCTTTATCAGGGACGGTCAGATTGTAGCGCAAGCACCTAATTTAACTTATACAGAGATTGACGTATGACAGACATTAAAAAAGACGATAGCGTTAAAACCATCAAAGTAGCAGGGCAAGAGATTGCAATCAATCGCGTAAAGGTTAAAAACCTACATGAAGTAACGCGAGCATTTACGCCTTTTGTTGCTGAGTTTGAGCGCATTGTAAAAGCCAAAAAGGGTATGCCAGAGAGCGAATTAATGGCGCTTATCGGTACGTTCACAGATGAAACGGTTATCTTAGCCTCAACACTGACAGACCAACCGCCGAGCTTTTATAGAGAGCTTGAGCCGTTAGAGATGCTGCAAGTGATGCAGGAGGTCGTCGCCCACAGTGGCGATTTTTTTATGCGTCAGATTTTCATGCCCCTAAAACAACTGGGGGCGCAACTGGCATTACTTGGTACGACAGCTTACTACCATTCTACCGCCTCGGACTCCGAGAAGCCGACGTCTTAGATATGGCGTTTGGCGAATGGTGGGGCTTATCTAAAGCGCTGGCTAAAGATAAGCAGCAAAGCATCAAAGATATGGCCATTGCTATGCGAGTGGCGCAAGCAGATGCGAAAGGCTGGAAAGAGTTTATGAAAGACTAGCGTAACAATGGCTAATCAACTAAAATTGAGTAAATATAATTTTGGTGATTGGTTATGAAAAAGCTATTAGCGGTAGGTTTGGCCTTGGCGCTGGGCGGTTGTGGCGGCGGTTATGACAGTTTACCGCCACAGGTGAGCGACGGCAATGGTGGTACGATCGGCGCGGGCGGCACCTTTCCTACAGATAAAGGCGACTGGAAGTATCGTAGCGTTAGTAATGAGGATGGTGTTTTTTCATTATCTGCCCGTATTTATGCTACTAATACCTATACTGTGCCAAAATACCCAAATCTTAAACAGCGCTCATGGATTGAGTTAGAAAAACGAAAAATGGCTGATGATACGATATCAAAAAGATTCACTATTTTTGCGCCTGAGCAAGTTAAATGTACGCCAAGCTGCGACATTAGAATCAGGTTTGATGGTGGGATATCAACTTACAGTTTTGAGCAAAGAGTTGATGGAGTGCTAAGCCCAATCAATGAGCAGTTATCAGCTGAGCTATTTGACAAAACTACGCAATCTAATAGAGCTACTGTTTATCTGCCTATTGTGGGGTTATCAGATGAAGTAGAGTCTGAGTTTAACCTGAGAGGTTATGACGAAGATAAAATGAAATTTACTGACGAGTAGTGAATTAAACAAACTTAATTAAATACCCTTGCTAGAAATAGTGAGGGTTTTTTTATACCCACAATTTGAGGTGCGCCACATGGCAGGAGATTTAGATTTTAGCGTACAGCTACGCGTGCTCAATGAGCAATTTAACAACGGCATCAATCAGGCGCGTGACAGATTTACGCAATACGCGCAGTCGGTGCAGCGCAATGTAGCTCAGATGAATACTGATACAGAACGCGCATCTACTATGCTCGCAGGCCTCAACAATGTCAGCTCTGACAGATTGACGGCTGAGATACGTGCAACGGCCGACCAGCTCAGACAAATGGGCGCAGGTGCTAACTTGTCAGGCGAGCAGGTCGAGGCCGCTATGCAGGCATCGGCTCTGCAGGTCACGCGATTAGGCAGGCAGTTAGAGGTTGCGCGGTCTGAGGCGTTACGATTAAGTCAGACCAACGCAAGCCCCGCTGATATTGAGTCGGCGGCAGCCAATGTCGATAGACTAGAGCAAGAGTTAAATCAGGCTCGCAGCGCAAGTGTCAGCCTAGCCAATGAGCTGTCAGGCGCGATGAATAGAGCGTCTAATACAGCAGATGGGGCGCGTAACTCAATCTATCGCATGGCTAACGTGCGAGTGCCTGAAACGATACGCGGTGAGATTAACCAGCTCAACCGAGCCTTAACTGATTTTACTAACAACAGTGGCCGTCCTGCTGCTGAGATTGAGCGCGTTACACGGGCAACACAAGAGCAGATCAGACGGCTTGAGGCTGAGCTAAACGGTCTTGATGACACTCAGGATAGAGTAAACCAAGGCTCGCAGCGCTTTACTGGCGGCATCAATGGCGTGCGTAGTGCCATGGGTAGCTTGCAAGGTATGCTTGCAGCGGCTGGTCTTGGTATTGGTGTTGCTGAAATCATCGAAACATCGGACGCATTTAAAACGCTTGAGGCACGTATTAAGCTCGCCACAGGTGAGGGTGCCGCGTTTATCACAGGCTTTGATGGCGTTAAGCAGATTGCTAACGAGACCTTTAGTAGCGTGGAAAACACGGGCGAATTGTTTGCACGTATCACGCAGTCTGCTGAGGCGCTGGGGCTTGCTCAATCCGAGGTGCTAGGTGTCACAAAAACCATTAACGAGGCTATTAAGCTATCAGGCGGTAGTGCTGACGCGGCTGACGCTGCTATTACTCAGCTCATACAAGGGCTGCAATCCGGAGTCGTCAGAGGCGAGGAATTTAACAGTATTATGGAGCAGGCGCCGCGCTTAGCTCAGGCTATGGCAGATGGTTTGGGTGTGACTCGTGGCGAGCTGCGAGCGTTAGCAGGCGAAGGCAAGCTGACATCAGAGGTTGTCATTAATGCGATACAGTCGCAAGGCGAGGCTATCGGCAAGGAGTTTGCGACACTACCAAACACAGTCGGTAACGCGCTGCAAGAAGCAAAAAACAAGATATTTTTATTTATCGGTGAGATGGATAAATCCGTCAATCAGTCGTCAAAACTGGCCGAGGCCATAAACTTGATAGGCGATAGTCTGGACAACCTTGATACAGCTACGGTCGATGCAGTCAATCAAGTGTTTAACCAGCTTATGACCACGCTCGGCATACTGTGGGAGCGCATTGTCAACACTTATACAGGCATAAACGACTGGATAGGTGTGCTGACCAACACGACAGGCGAAGTGACCGAGCAAGTCGGTATCATCACGCGCACATTGCAAGGCGTGAGTATCGTACTAGGTGCTATCAATGATGGGTTTAAAACAATCGCTATCGCGGGAGACTTGGTGCAAAGCGTGACTGCAACATGGCTTGCAATGATGATGCGTGGACTATCTAAACTCACGTTTGGCGAACTGGCGCAATCACTGACCGATTTTGCAGATAGATTAGACAGTCAAGCAACAAAAGCATTTGATAATGCCACCAATGCTGCGATGAGCTTTGAATCGTCGGCAAAAGCTGCGCTAGATAATGCAGCAATGACAGCGCAGGATAGACTGGGAGCGACAGCAAAAGCCGCCACCGATGCTTACGACTCAATGAAAAACGATGCTAATGCATCCGCAGAGGCGCAAGAGGGCGCGTTTGCTGAGATGGCAACGGCTCAAATAGCAGCGTATGGCGAGTCAGCACTAGCAGCGCTACAAGTCGAAGCGGCAGAGCGCGGTCTTAAAGTCGCTATTGACGAGACTGGCAAAGCGATCATTGAGAAAATGAGTAGCGAAGAACAGGCATCGACAGCCGCAGAGCAAAACGCTAAAGCGCTTGATAAAACGTATCGAGAGCTGGCTGATACGCTAGGTGTGGGCATTACGCAGGGTTATGCTGATGCTAAAGCGTCTGTGATGGAGTTATCAGATAGTTTTGATGTGCTCACCGACTCAGGCTATCAAACTGGCGATGTGTTAAAAGCAGCGCTCACTAAGATGACCGAGCAAGCCAAAAACACCACAGAATTACAAGACATCATTGCTATGTGGGAGGATTTAGGCGAGCAAGGGCAGCTAACAGGTGAGGATTTGGCCGCAGGGCTTGATTTGGCTAATGAGCGACTGGACGCGCTGACAGACGGCGTAAACTCAGTCAATGAGGCTTACAAGGTTTTAGGTCTAACGACACGCGCCGAGGCTGCCAAGCAAGCTGAGGCTTACACGCAGGCTTATGGCATCATTGTCAAAGACGGTGAAGCGACAACAGGTCAGCTAATCGACGGCTTTAAAAAATACGCTAAAGCAGCGGTGGCAGCCAACGGCGATGTGGTAACAGCGCAACTTAAAGCAGAGGCGGCGCAGCGCGGCTTGACTATCGCAGTTGATGAAACAGGCCGTGTGACATTTAAGAGTATGAGCGAGGCAAAGGAGTCTAACGACCGTGTTACTCGCTCAGTCCACGGCATCAGAACAGCTTATGATGGCATATCATCAAGCGCAGGCAGTGCAGGCAGTGCGATGGTACGCGCAGCAGTTGAGGCATCATCTGCTTACGATAAACTGCAAGCCAAGATTAAGGCTGTCAAAGAAGCGCAAGCGGTCGCTGATGCTGACGAAACGCTGAAAAACTTGCGGGTCTATGGGCAGGAGAAAGCGCCAGTCGAAGGTAATCAGTTTGGCACGCGCTTAGCGGTTGAAAACTTTTTGAAATCGCAGGGTCTGTCAGAGGCGGCCGCAATCGAGGAGGCGCGTAAGCTATATGCCAAGCAAGGTACGAGTGGTGGCGCATTAAACTTTGGCAAGCTACAAGGCTTTGATGATGGTCAGATGATGACGCCCGCCGATCTCAATCGCTTTAAGTCGGCATCAATGTATCTAGCTGAGATTGCAGAAAAAGCACGTCAGAATGAGCGACAGCGTGATGACTATGAAGCAGCAAGGACAGCAACGGCTAGAATTACGACGCAAGAATACAAACGCTTTGATAGCCAGCCGTCCGCGTCAAAAACGATTGATGTTAATTTAAGACTCGGCGGTACATCAGTACCGGTGCAAGTCGCAGAAAATCAAGAAGCGTCTTTAATGGCGCTACTGCAACAACTACAAGACAGTAAAGCAATAGCAGGTTACTAGCCGTCCGTTTGGGCGGTTTTTTATTATCTAAAATTTGAGGAAAGGCGATGAAATCTAAACAAAAACAGGTGGGTGGATTATGCTCAAAAAACTATGGGCTTTGATATGGCGGCTATTTATATTACTTAGCTACCCATTTTTAATCACCATGCGTAACGCCAATGCAGCACAGGCACAAGCAGCAGATCAGCCAGTCGTTGTAACGGACTTTATCGAAAAGCTGGCACAAACACACCAGACATCATTGATTATCGGCGCTTGCATTGCGTGTTGGTGGCTCGGCTCTATCATTGGCGCTCTATACCCTACGCCTGATGATTTAAAGAGCGCTGAGATTAGACCGTGGTTAAGGCTGCTTATCTGCTTGGCAGGTGGCTTTGCTGCGTTTCTTTGGGTGCTGCATGACGAGGGTGCACTCAATCTATTAACGCCGCTATGGGTTGGTGGAGTGGCTTTTGTTGCGCCGCATTTAATTCAAATCATACCCACTATCGTTAAAGCTCGCTTTGGGCTAGGGGGTAAGACATGATTATTTGGGCGGTAATTGGGTTATTGATGGTCGTTATTAACTTTGTGTCAAATAACATTGTTAATACTAATTGCCGCTACGTCTACAGCGGCACCATGCTTGTCATTGTTGGCTGCTTAGTCGGCATGTCAGGCAGACCAGTCATGGCAGCGTCTATATTGTTTTTTGGTTGTGTCGTGTCGATTTACGGCTCGATACTGCTCGTCAAAAGACATAGGCGGATATTGAAATAACACGCCCCTTTTTGGGGGTTTTTTTGGGGTGGAATATGGCGAAAGCACACGTAGTACAAGCGCAGACAGCGTTGGCAAATGCAGGGTTTTACCACGGCAAGATTGATGGGGACTTTGGCGGCGGTTCGCTGCGAGCTGTTAAGAGTATCATTGCCAATACAGGCAAGGCGGTTGATGTTTTAACTAAGCCTAATGTTTGCACAAAAGACAAGCCAAAATTAGGACGTGCTGACATTATCATTGCAGCAAAAGGTCTGGGCGTAGAGCCTGCAACACTAAAAGCGGTAATCGATATTGAAGCTCGCTCAAGTGGATTTGACGACCAAGGTAGACCAACCATCTTGTTTGAACGTCACAAAATGTGGAAGTATCTGGGCGAGGCGAATTACTTTACCAAGCGCGACCAGCTTAACGCACTATTCCCTGATATTTGCAGTGATAAAGCGGGTGGCTACAACGTGCGGCCACAGTACGAAAAACTGGCTATTGCTGAATCATTACACTGGGAAGCAGCGCATATGTCAGCCTCGTGGGGTTTGGGGCAGATAATGGGCTTCAACTACGAAAGCCTAGGTTATCCGTCGCTAAAGGCATTTATCGATGCAATGTATGAAAGCGAGGCAAAGCAGCTTGATGCCATGTGCCGATACATAAAGGTAAATTACTTAGTTGATGAACTGCAGCGTCATGATTGGGCTGGATTTGCCAAAGGCTACAACGGCATTAATTACGCCATCAACAAGTACGATCAAAAACTGGCGGCTGCTTATGCGAAAGCTAAAAAAGAAGGTTGGTAG